AAGATTATCAATTTTTTGATCGCACCATTCGTGAAATGTACACTGTTGGCGGAGTCGACATGTATGTTCACAAATACTTGGGTCCACAAGCAGGCGGTGCGGACTCTACCTTGAGCGGCAACTTTGATGCCACACAACCTGTGTACGAAGATCAAAGTGTGCTGAACATTCAAGACCTGCTGTTGTTGGAAAACCGCGACAGAATTTATTCCACAGACATATACACCATGCGTGGTGTGTTCAATCATCAAGACATTGATTTTGATTTGACACAATTTGGTTTGTTTTTAAACAACGACACGCTGTTTATTACATTTCACTACAACACCATGATTGACGAATTTGGGCGCAAGCTCATGAACGGTGATGTGTTGGAACTGCCCAATTTGAAAGACTATCACCCACTCAACAGTGAAATACCTTTGGCCATTCCCAGATACTATGTGATACAAGATGCTGACTTTGCAGCCGAAGGATTCAGCCGTACCTGGTTGCCACACTTGTGGCGTGTGAAAGCCACACCGTTGCAAAACCAACAAGAATACAATGACATACTCAAACGCCCATTCATGCCCGAAAACATCTGGGACAACGACAACTATTATCCCACTGGCACAGTGGTCAATTACGGTGATACCTACTACACTGCTCAAAAAAATGTCACAGCAGGCACTGACATCACAGACACCACAGCCTGGCTACCAGTGACCAATCCGCCTAGTATCAGTGATGTGATCAGCACCAGAAGCAAAGACTATCAGATCAACGATGACATTTTGATTCAAGCTGAGGTGGAGACTCCTGCGTCTGGATACGACAGCAGTAAATTTTATATTGTGCCCACACAGGATGGTGAGCCAGCCAATCCCAGTGGCATCACTGCTGATGGCACCACCACAGTGGATGGCACACAAGGTGGCATGGACGTTACACCAAAAGGACAAGGCTATGCCGCAGGTTACATGACTGGTGGTGCTGTGGCGCCCAATGGCTTGCCTGTGACCCCGGCTGTGTCATTCCCAGCCAGTGCTGTGGCTGGTGATTATGTGTTGCGCCTGGACTACAAACCCAATAGACTGTTTCGTTATGATGGCAAGCGTTGGGTCAAGATTGAACAGAAGGTTAGAACTTCTCTTGACAACGGGCCACTAAATCAAAGCCTGCGCAGCAGTTTTGTAAATAACACAGCCACGGTGAATACCAAAGATCTAGGCAACATTCCAAGTAGACAAAGTCTTAGTGAAGCATTGAAACCCAGAGCCGACAATGGCGATCAGGGCGGCTTCTTACCACCTGGCACCTAACGAAAGAACACAAGTGCAACAATTTTTTTATGACGCCCAGATACGCAGATTCCTGTTGCAGTTCACTAGAATTTTTTCAGGATTCCAAGTAGAATATGGCAACGAAACTGACGGTGTAAACGCTGCCGCCTTGTTGCGTGTGCCTGTACGCTACGGCGATGCCAGTCGCAATGCACAGACTATCATACAAGAAAACAGCCGCAACGCTTTGCCTTCCACTCCGTTGATGACATTTTATATCACTGGCCTGGACTACGAGCAAACACGTTTGCAAGATCCAACTTTTGTCAGCAGAATCAATGTTCGGCAACGTACCTATGACTCGGCCACAGAAAGCTATGAAACCACTCAAGGCAATGCATTCACAGTGGAACGACTCATGCCTGTGCCTTACAAGCTCACCATCAACTTGGATATTTGGACGTCCAATACCAGCCAAAAACTTCAATTGCTGGAACAGGTGTTGACCATGTTCAACCCCAGTTTGGAAATACAAAGCACAGACAACTACATTGACTGGACCAGTTTGAGTGTGGTGTTTTTGGAACAAGTAACTTGGAGTTCGAGAACCATTCCTGTGGGCACTGACAATCCCATAGATATTGCCACCTTAAGATTCAGTTTGCCAATTTACATTTCACCACCAGCCAAGGTACTGAAACTGGGCGTGATTGAACGAGTAATTGCTTCAATCTATGACGCTCAAGGTGACCTAAATGATGCTGTGCAAAACAATGATTTGTTGTTGGGCACCAGACAAGTTATTACTCCTTACAACTATGCCACTGTGTTGATTGGCAACAAGATTCAAGTGTTGCAGGCCAGCGACTTGGCACAAGAACCCAGCAATGACTTGCTGACCCCTGCAGGCATTGTGTCTGACAGCAATCTATTGTGGCCTGCTGTGATTGATTTGTACGGATCCTTGCGACCAGGCGTAAGTCAAATAAGACTGATTCAGGCCGATGAGTCAGAAATTGTGGGCACAGTAGTTCTGGATCCAAACGACGATAGATTTTTATTGTACAGTGTGGACATTGATACCACCCCACAGAACACCCTGGAACCTGTGGATGCTGTGATCAATCCTTTGACTTCTGGGCCAAGACCCGAAGACAGTGTGTTGGCTGGTGTGAGATACCTGCTGACCGAAGACACTGGCGCAGGAGTCAATCTAGATCCAGCACAGGCCTGGGTAGGTGAAAATGGTCGTCCTCTAGTGGCCCATGCCAATGATATCATTGAATATCGCAACGGTGCCTGGCGTGTGGCGTTTATGGCCAGCACTGCCAACGAAATCCAATATGTCACAAATATAACCACAGGTCTACAGTATGAATGGACTGGTGACAGTTGGGTCAAAAGCTATCAAGGTGTGTATCCTGGAGGCACCTGGAGACTGGTACTGTGAAGGCCGTGGGAGTTTGGTTCCGCAGTGTGGCCACTTCAAGATATCTTTATCTTTTGCGCAATGACGCAAAAAATCCCAGTACCTGGGGCTTGCCTGGTGGCAAAGTAGAATCAGGCGAAACATTACTGGGTGCAATGGAACGTGAATGCATTGAAGAACTGGGCCACATGCCTGAATATCAACGTCTTGTACCGTTGGAAAAATTCACATCAGCTGACGGTGTGTTTGAATATCATACTTGGATATGTGTTGTGCCACAGGAATTTGTGCCCACACTCAACCACGAACATCTAGGCTGGGCCTGGATTGATCGAGGCACCTGGCCTCGACCCATGCATCCAGGTCTGTGGAACACAGTGAATTTAACCACTGTGCAAGACAAGATACACACTGTAGAGCAGTATCTTGCTGCCAGCGTTTAAGCCTGGCTTTCTTGGAATTGCAACTGTATTTCACCAACCGGAGTAGTGCTGGTTGTCAAAGCCGTAATGGTCACTGCCAACACTTCAGGGCCATTGGGATAGGTACCTATGCCAGGAACAGCACTGGTTCCAATTTGTTTGACATTGGTCAGGTCCAACACACCAGAATTGGTTGTTGAAATAGGTATGGCAAACAGTCGCTCGCCTCCCACAAGTTCTGCATCGACGTTTTGCACAATCAAGGACAAGTCGTTGGCCGGAGTTGATCCACCTATCACATTGCCAAGAATTTTCAGTGAGTCGCCCACAGCATAGCCTGTTCCTGGATTTTGAATCTGTATGGCTGTGGTGGTAATTGAATAGGAGGTACCTGTTCTTGTGAGTTGCACAGTGAGATTGGCTCCTGTGCCTGCACTGGATACTACCACTGGAGTCAAGTTGGCAAAACTACGATTGGTAGAAAATACCACTTTGGAACCCGAACGTGTGAATCCACCCACAGTACTCAATGGTGCAGACTGAACACCACCAGTAGTGGCACCGGAAAAAACTGGCGCAGTAGAAAACTGTGTAAAGCTGGGCTGGAAACCACCGCCTGCATTGTTCAGTCCTGCCCATGCAGTGTTGGCAGAGTCAATGTTGTTGGGGTTCAAGATGCCAGCTACCAGGAATCTACCAGCAGTGATGTTGAGTGTGAGGTTGACCAGGGTCAACTGTGCTCGATTTATAAGATCTTTTACACCCAGATCTCCAATCACACCATTGCTGACACTGGGGCTGAGACGCATGACAAACGCCACTTGTTGTGCGCCCACAGTGGCAGGAAGGCCATAGTTACTGCGATTGAACTGGAAGCTGTAGCCTTCGTCACCATCAAAATTGCCGTCCATGATAATGGCCGAACCCCAGTGATTTACCAAGGGTGTACAGGTATTGCTGATCAAAATCACACCAGTGTTGATCACATGGCTCACAGCAGCCGAACTGGTGTAACTGCGAATTTGCCCTTCTTGCCATTGAGTAAATGTAGCAGCTCGTGTGCATCCAGTTAGATTGTTGCCTGTTTTGCCAGAATACTTTATAACTTCACTGTCAATCATCACAAACACTGGATAAGTCACCGACGCTGCTGGATAATCTGTGGCGTCTACCAGAGTGATTGTGGTCTGACTGGCGTCAATGGCACTGGCAAGACTGCTGTTGGGTGTTTCATTGATGGCTTCATAACGTGCTGGCAAGTTACCTGAACGCATGAATGCTTCGTTGTTCAAGTTGTTGTTGGGTCTACGATGTGCATGAATAAATCTACCATCTTGACCGCGTACCATCCAGGTCACATAACCTGCACCGTACCATGAGTATTCAATACCCAACATCTGCATTTTGGTGGCGTTGATGGTGTAGCCTGATTGACCTGTTCCGTCCATTTTGTCGATGTTAAAGTCGGGTTGTCTCACACGCAATTCAGTGCGCAAACACATTTTTACACGAGTTTGGTTAGTGACTCCGCGGAACGGAGGGATCACTGTCATTCTGTTGTTGTTCAAGATGCTGGTCACATAGTGTGACATGCCTTTGATTGTGACCAAATCTCCAGTGTTGACTTGATCTTCAAATCTACAAGTTCCATCTCCTGTGACCAGGTTGCTTCCCACACCCACGCTGACCAAGCCAGCCAACTGATTGGTTGAAGTACGCAACACTGTGTTCAGGCTCTGTCCGTCATGTTCCCAAAACATTCCGTTTTGGTCGTCAAACATGCCGGCACGGATACTGGCACCATGCCAGCCTGACACGTTGATTCTTGGTTGTTGTCCCAGCGTGGGAGTGGCACTGCCCAGGGTGGCAATTGCATCCACGGTGAATGAAAGGTCGCTGACAATGGCAGTGACAGTGTAGGCAGGTTGATTGTAGCCCGATGTGGTAATACCACTAAGCACAATCACAGCTCCGGCATTGAGGCCGTGTTCAAGATCAGTTGTGATGGTTATGGTAGATCCTATCACAGTTCCCGCTGCGGTTATTGCTGCCACATCCAAGGTTGGTTGCAGCATGGTACCCGAAGTGAACAACAGGCCTTTACCTGATTGGTAACGGAAATACTTTTTGGTCTGACGCACAGCACTGGCGCCACGAGTGGGACTGCCAGGTCCAATAATCACACCACCGTCAAATGGTCTGGGCAAGAAGCTGGCATTGCTACGTATGTTGATCTGTCCCACCACTGGACTGACCACTACGGCACCAGCCTTGGCTGTGTACTGAAATGTGGTGGTGCTGGGCACAGCAGTCACAATGAACGAGCCTTCAGCATAAGATTGGTTGGTCCCTGAACTAAGCACACAAAGAATAGGAGTTCCAGGCACTAGTCCGTGAGCAAATGTTGTGGTCACTGTGATGATACTGGGGTTACCACCATCGCTGGCCATAGATATGACATCAAAATCAGCGCCAGTGTATGGAAAGGCCTGACGCACAGTGGTATCAGTTTGATTCAACGGATAGCCCACTGCCAAACTGGTGTTGCGTCTTGGGTAGTAGCTGAAATTGTTGGTTTCAGCAAAGTTCACTAGGTTTACACCCTCAGCATTGCTGTTCACAGTGTTCAAAGTGCTGACATAGTTGTCTGTGACCAACCCACTGTCTGCATAGTTCACTGCTATTTCAGGAATATTGGAGTTGCCAGTGGCGTTGAAAATACCAGTCATGCGAATGAACGGTGATCCAACTCCGGCACCAGAGAGTATGGTGCTGTTGAATTGTCCGCGAGTGATAACTTGACTGCCGTTGACTGCTGTGCTCACTGTGGTGTGTTTGACCAATTCCACGTTGCCGCTGAGTCGTTGGAACACAGAACCTGTGGCATATGAGTTGGCTGCTGAAATATTGTACCAGCCACGATTGAGTTGCAGAGTAGTGGCGTTGGTCACTTCCTGAACCTGCGCAATTTCTATGGTGCTAACTGGATAGATGTTGGCACCAATTATGATGTTGGCTGCGCCAGAATTGGTGCCGTTGCTTTGGCGCACCACAGTGAGTGCATTGGCAGCCACACTGGTCACAGCCATGACTTCATACACGTTGGTGGTTATGGTTTCGGCAATTACATAAATGCCGGCTCCGGCCACTATGGTGGCAGCGTTGGCCACGTTCACAGTGGTAGTAGCGTTGCTGGTAATATTGGCCACAGCAATGGTAGTGCCGCCTGTGGTGGGGCGACCGATCAGCAAAATGTTGTCCAGTGCTGTAAGGCCAGTGGTTGATGCCACTGTGAATGTGCGTTCAGCTGAACTGGCCACAGCAGTGGTAAGATGACTGGTCACAAAAGGCGCAACGTTGCCTTGTGTTTGACTGATCATCAATGCAAAGTCATTGGCAATCCAAGGTGCTGTGCCTTGGTTGCTCAAGCGCACCGCAGTGTCCACGTTGCTGGCAATAAAGTCGGTACTGGCCAACAGGGTGGCATATCCGTTGGTGTTGAACACCAAATCTGCACCAATGTCTTCGTAGAAACCTGGAACATAATTTATCAAGCTGACGTTTTGCCATTTGGTATTTTGCAAGCCATATTCAAAGTCAGCGTCAATCAAACTTTCTGGTTGACCCACACGAGCCCGACCAATTGAATCTTCACCAAATGACCAGGGTTGTGTGGTCAGGCCGTTGTAGTCTTCCACATATATGGCCAAATCGTCTGCACTGTTCAAGGACGAAGTATCGGCATACAACGACAGTGTGGTCACTCCAGCATAGGCAGCAGGAAAAGTTGC